CACCAGTCAGAAGTGGATACTTAAAACGAAGTGAGACACCTTCTATTAAAGATGATGGAATGACTGGTGAAGTCGAAGCGATGGCTGATTATTCGCCATATGTAGAGTATGGAACGCGTTATATGTACGGACGTTTCTATATGAAAAAGGGCCATGCGGCAGCTGCTAAAAGATTTCTTGATAATATGGAGGCGTTAGTAAAATGACCTTTAAAGATCCGTATTCAGAGCTTTACGAAGCATTATTTATCACTCTGGAGCAAGCAGGCTATGAAACCTATGGGCATTTGCCAGATGATGAGGCTTCTTATCCGTTTGTTTTCTTAGGTGAACAATGGTCTAAGGATAGACAAACAAAAACAAGAACGTTAGGTTCAACAAATATTATGATTCATGTTTATGATCATGACGACAAACGTCGAGAATTAAATCAAGTATTAGCCGATGTGCGAAAAATCGTTCATGAATTGCATCAGACTAAGAACTTTAATTGGTTAGTAACGGAAAGTAGCACAGAAGTGATTTATGAAAATACAACCAATTTTGGTACGAGCCTTGCACACGGTGTACTTGACATCACGTTAGAATTTGAATAAGAAAGAAGGAAACTCGAAATGGAAAAAGCAATTCAAGGTAAAAAAATTAAGTTAATGTTTCGACTAACACGTGAACGTGCGACAACAGCAGCGAAGTTGTTAGCTTTAGAAATTTCACACGAATATAAGTCAGAAACAAAAACAGATACACAATCAACAAAAGACGGGAATGTTCCTACATCAGGAATGCCGTCAGCTTCCATCGAAATGGAATTTTTACGGACAGGCACAGAAACTTACAACATGTTGAAATATGCGTACCGTAACGGGCTAGAAATTGATGTATGGCGCATTAATTTTGATAAAAAAGACCCAAAAACAGGGAAATACGAAGCGGAATTTGGCACAGGTTTATTGGATTCATTCGGAGATTCTGCTGAATCTGATTCTAATTCAAGCATTAAGCCAACTCTAGTTTTAAATGGTGATTTAGTGGAAGGATGGGCAACAGTTGACACTGAAAACGAAGAACTTGCGCGTGCTTTCTTCTACGACACTGTAGCTGGTGCGGAACCAGAGGAGCCTGTAGAAAAATACACACCAAAAACAATTGAAGTACCTAAAGTTGAAAGTATAACGCCGACATCAGATGGCGCCGTTGTAAAAGTGAAGGAGGAAGAATAATCATGGCAATTACTTATCGTATTTACAAAGGTAGTGAAAAAGTAGTTGAAGGAGCAAGTCCATTAACTATTACAGGACTTGATGCAGGAGCAAAAGTAGCAGCAGGAACATATCATATTGTACGTGTGCAAGATGAAAAAGAATCTGAAAAAGTAGCTATTCCAGCTTTTACCGTATTGGCGGGGCGCTCTTTGGAAAATAAACCAACAGAAGCAAATACTATTCCTGAAATCAAAGAATGGTTAACTGCTCACAGTATTGATTTTACAGGAAAAACAACGAAAACAGATTTATTAGCATTAGTACCATAATTAAAAATCAGGAAGTAGGCGGCAATGTGAAGGCATTGTCGCTTTTTTAGGAGGAATTTTACATGTCAACAAACGTAAAACCTGTCGCAACAATTAACGGAAAAAAATATCCTTTGATTTTCGGTTTTAAATTTTTAAACGAAATTAACGCATTAAAACCTGACGTTGAAGAAGTAGACGGCTTTGTCCAACTGATCGGAGGGTTACAAGATGGCGATGCTTTTGCCTTTCAAAAATTAATGCACGCAGCGTTAATTACTTATGATGACTTAACAACGAAAGAAATTGACGACTACTTAGAAACGTCGGAAGAGGCTTTAACGTTGTTTGAAAATTTTATCTCTTTCTTGGAGCAAGCACCGTTAACGGCTCTTCGGACGAAAAAAGCACTAGAAGCAATCAAAAAAATCATGGCTTACATGGAACAGATTCAAGCCAATCAACAAGAAACGACAGCCTAGATTATGACGAAATAGTTGTCACATGTTTTCAACATTTCCCCAATATCACTTTAAAAGAAATTGAGCGTATGACTCCTTATGAATTTTATTTACGGATAAAAGCTGTAAATTTACGAGCAATTAACGAAGAAAGGAAGCTATACGTTAACGCGTTAGCTACACGTATTTTTACAACGCCAGACGAAAAAGGACAACGCTATATTTTTAACGAAGTGAAAGATGTCTATGACTTTGAGAAGCTTGAACGCGATGTACGAGGTGAAATTTCGCAACGAGAAGCGGAAAAGCTAAGTGAGCTAGAAGAAAACGCTCGTCGATTAGAACAAGCAAGAAAAATTGTTGAGGAAAGGAGGAAAAAACGTGACACAAAGTAAAACGGTAACAGCCATACTTACAGCACGTGATAACAATTTTACCAGTGCGATGAACGGTGCTGTATCTTCGCTAAAAAAACTTAGCTCAAACGCTTCTGATATTCCTAGTAATTTGAATACAGTGAATGGTGCGATGAAAAGTTTCGGTGATAAAACCGCAAGTATCGGCCAAAGCATTGAAAAAGTCGGCGGTTCGATGACTAAAGGTATTACACTCCCAATTGCGGGTGCCGTTGGCGCAGTAACAACCGCAGCGGTAAAATGGGAAAGTGCCTTTACTGGAGTTAAAAAGACCAACGATGAGATGGTCGATTCTAACGGTAAAGTCATTTATTCTTATGATGATTTAGAAAAAGGCCTTAGAGATTTAGCAAAAGAATTACCCACTAGTCATGAAGAAATTGCAAAAGTAGCAGAAGCAGCTGGACAGTTAGGAATAAAAACTGATAAAGTTGTCGGATTTACTAAAACAATGATCGATATGGGCGAATCAACAAATATGTCTGCAGATACAGCGGCTACATCCCTAGCTCGTTTTGCTAACATTACGCAAATGTCACAAGATAAATTTAGCAATCTTGGTTCAGCGATAGTTGACTTAGGTAATAATTTAGCGACTACCGAATCAGAGATTACAGAGATGGGCTTACGTTTAGCAGGTGCAGGAAAACAAATTGGCATGACCGAAGGAGACATTGTAGGTTTTGCGGCGGCGTTATCATCTGTTGGTATAGAAGCCGAAGCGGGCGGATCGGCATTCTCTAGATTAATGGTACAAATGCAATTAGCAACTGAAACAGGAGTTGAAGCTTTTGCGCCTCTGAAACAAGCAGTAGCAGAGCAAGGCGTGTCTTGGGAATCTTTTGTGCATGCTGTAAACTGGGGTGGAAAAGAACTGACGGCAGTTTCTAAGCAAATGGGAATACCTACCTCAGAATTAAAGAAAATGTATAAAGAAGCTAGCAAAGCATCAGGTAGTCTGGAAGATTTTGCAAATGTAACAGGTCGAACTAGTGAAGAGTTTGCACAATTATTCAAAAGCAATCCATCTCAAGCACTAATTGAATTTATCCAGGGCTTAAAAGACTCGGAAAAACACGGAATATCAGCTATTAAAGTGCTCGACGATATGGGAATTACAGAAGTTAGATTACGTGATAGTTTATTACGTGCAGCCAATGCAAGTGATGTCTTTGAAGGGGCTGTAAAACGAGGTAACGAAGCGTTTAACGAAAATACAGCTCTAGCAGAAGAAGCTGGTAAACGATACGGAACTACAGAATCACAGTTAAAGATTTTACGTGGTCAATTAAATGATGTAGCAATTACGTTTGGCGGTCCATTAGTAGCCGCATTAAATAGCGCGATAAGTGCTGCTAAGCCTATGATTGAAGCTTTAGCAAATATGGCAGAAGCTTTTGCATCAGCTGATCCAAAAACGCAAGAGTTCATTTTGAAAATGGCTGCGTTAGCCGCTTCTGCTGGCCCTGTGTTAAAAGTTTTTGGGAAAATGACAAGATTTTTCGGCAAAACGATTTCGACAATGTTTGAAACCGCAGGGAATATTGATAGCAAGTGGCAGCAATTTATTACTAAACCTATTGTTAATGGCTCTGGTAGTGCATTACAAGCTGTAAAAGGGTTTGTTTCTAAATATAAATCAAATCTAGCAGGGCTTGAAAGCGCAGGAGTTAATGTAAATGTATTAACAAGATTTACCACGTTAGGAGAGACTATTTCAGGTCTTTTTCCTACGCTAGATACATTTAGAGCAAATCTACGAGCAAGTCAAAGACAGCTAAATATGCTAGGGGAAGGGAATAAAGTTACTAACTTTTTCCGTT